ATTAGTTGGAGAACCTAAACTAAATTCTCCTGTTCCTTTAGGTATAATTGAACCTGTTACTGTTAAGGCTACTAATGAGGATGAATGTGCTCCTGAAGCTGAATATAATGAACCACTTACTGTTACTGTTCCTTTAAAATTACCTTCTTTTACAGCAATATTACTTGCTGTTATATTACCTGAGGATGTTATACTTGTGAATGTGTGTAATGAACTTGAAATTATTCCACTTGGTAATTGAGCTGAACTTGAAATTGTTCCACTTGGTAATTGAGCTGAACTTGAAAGTATCCCACCAGGTAATTGAGCTGAACTTGAAATTGTTCCACTAGGTAATTGAGCTGAACTTGAAAGTATTCCACTTGGTAAACCTACATAAGTAGCTGCAGTTATTATTCCACTTGAACTTAAATGAGTGAATGAACCTGACAAACCAATTATAGTTTTACTTGAACTTATGTCTCCTGCTACTGTTAAAAGAGCGGCGGATGATCCTGATGTTCCTATGCTAAGTTTACCATCTTCATCAATTCTCATTGCTTCAAGCAGGGTATTTGCACCAGCTTTATCTGTATAAAATGCTAGGAACCCATTTGCTGTATTACCTATAGTAGCTGTTCCCCCTTTTATTGCTGCTCTTGTTGTTGTATGATAATCAGCACCATCGTAGTAATTATCACTAAATGTTAGTATTGATCCTTTTTCAAGTGTATTTGCTTCTAAAGGATTGTATAAATCTAACAGTGCATGTTGGTTTGTAACTGCTTCAGATCCTGAATGACCTCCATCCCTTGTAATTCGGTTCATCGATCCACCCATAAAATTATTAGGTGAAATAATATTAAGCTCTGATCCAATAATCTTACCACTTGAACTTATGTTTCCTGAGGCTGTTATATGGCCTGTGATTGCTAAATCATCTGTAAAGTTGATTCCTGCTACATTACCTCCTGTTGATTGGAAACTATTTGCAAAAACTGTTCCTGAAGCACTTATGTCTCCAGTTGTTTCTAAATAAGTAAATGAACCAGATTTAAATCCAATGATATTTCCTGCTGCTGTACCACTTATATGACCTGAAGATGTAATATTTCCTGTTATATTAATACCTGAAGATGTTGTTTCAAGTTTTTGATTACCTGCATAGTATAAATTAACCTTAAATGCTTCAGAGTCGGTTTTTAGAAGAAGGTCGCTATTTCTATCTTGAACCCTAAAATTAACTCTATTACCACCATTATTAACTGTAAGAGGGTAAGGAGTAGCAGCATCTTTATGAGCCCCAATAAAAGGTATACCACCAGCCTGAATTTGGATTCTATTATCTGTAAAGTTAATAAGTGTGTTAGTGTCACCAGTATGTTTAATATATTGATTAACATATAAATCATTACCTACTATATCACCAGAAGAAGTAATATCTGTTGTTGATAATCTATGAGTTGTAATAACATTTGCATGGCTTTTACTTACAAAACTATCTTTAAAGTAATGTGTTGGAGAACCTAAATCAAATGATCCGTCTCTACCAGGTATAACTGAACCTGTTGTTTTAAGTCCTACTAATATGTCAGAAGAAGCTGATGGGTGGTATAAAGTACCACTGAGTATTAAAGATCCTGTTGCTACTGATGCTGTTATTAGAGTTTGTGTTATTAAAGAAGATGTTATTCCTGTTATTAGTTTACCATCTCCCACAAATTGATTTGCTGTTATTGTAGCACTTGAACTTATGTCTTGTGATGCTGTTATAGCTCCTATAAAAGTGTGTGTGTCACTTGAAGCATCTCCAAATGTTGTGTTTCCCGTAGATGTTATATTACTATTAGCTATTATGTCTTTACTAAATGTAATATTAGTTGTACTAAAAGTAGCTATATTTACATCATTACCTTCAATAATAACTGTGTCTGAAGCAAATTGTAATCCTGTGTTAGAATCACCTAAACGACTAATTAATCCAGATGCAAATATATCATTTGCTGTAATATCTCCACTTGCACTTATATTGCCTGAAGCCGTAATATTACCATTAATGTTTGCTGATCCCTTTAATAATAAACTTCCTGTATTTTCTCCACTTAATATAAAAACAGAGTCTAGTAAGTCTGTATAGTTTCCTTCTGTAGGTTTTTTACCTGTTTCAAAGTAGCCTTTTATTATATTTCTTGTCTCTTTAGCCATTTATTGTTTTATTATATTGTGTCATCTCCTATTCCATCATAACCTATACCATCTCCTTCTCTTCCAACTTTATATTCGCCAGATTCTTTTCTAATTTCTTCTCTTGTTTTAGATGGACCTGTTGTTGTTACAACTTCTGTGTTAAATGATACAGTAGATTTACTAAAGAATTTTTGTGGTTTTTTAGCAATTGCTGTACTCATAGCATCAGGTACAATATATCCTTGTAAGTCTAATCCAAACGTTGTTTTTATCATTCTATTTTTTCCTTGTGTTACTTCTACATTATTACTAAAAGTATTAATTCTTGCATTAAATTTAAATCTTTCAGCATCTCCCCAATATGCATCTGAAGCATAATTTATAGCTTCAACTATTTTATTATTCTGAGCAATAAAATCTGTCCAAATTATAAAACTATATTTTAATTTTACAAAATCAGGTACTACAACTGCGTGGAATTCTTTATTAGGAATTCTATTTTGTAATACTGAAAAATTATCATATTGGTTTCGTTTATTATAAGCACTCTGGAATACATAGTAAAGTTGAGGGTTATTTGCATCCATTTTATTACCTAAATCTCTTCTTTTTTCAACACTATCTCTTTTAAACATTATGATAGGAGTCTGGATTTTTCCATTTTTATCTCTATAATAACCATCTCGTTGAACTCCTTTCCATCTTTCAGGATTTCCATAAATTAAAGGTACATCTACTCTATTTCCATTATTTATTACTGATGGTTTTATAACATTATTAAAATAATACATTATAGCTTCATCATGGTCTTGTAAACCAATTGAAATGTCATTTATTTTATCATCATCTCTACGAGTAATTTCTCCTCTATTTATTGGTTTTTTAGTAGAACTTGATTTTTGAGGTTGACGGTTACTAGGAGCTAAACCTTCTATAGGAAACCCCTCAAATTGAGGAGCATTCAAACTTTCCCTTAACCTTTCATTTTGTCTTAAAGGTAATGGTCTTTTAAATTTATCTGAATTATCTTGTGCCATTTTATTATATTGGGTTTGCTATTCCGTCTGTTATTTTGTTTGTAGAAGGGTATTTTCCTCCTCTTAAAGGTATTAAGTTTAATTTTTCTATTCTTGATAGATGACCTGTTAATATAATTGAATGACTATTACCAAAATCTGTTGCTCCTGTTGAAATAGCATAATCTGGGTCTTTACCTAATATTAATTGATTTTCTACTCTAGTATCAACTTCATAAAAATTATTTTTAAATAATAATATATCTCCTACTTCAGGTACTAAATTTATACCTTTTAATTCTTCTTTTAAAAAACGAAAATCAATGGTTTGATCAACATCAGATCCAAAGTCATCAGACGACCATGCTTGGTCTTCTTTTTTCATTAAACACGCGATTCTTACGGGTTCATAAAACATTTTACCCATAGATTCTCCATAAACATTAGATGTTGTTTTTTCAAGTACAAATTTATAATATCCAACTTCTATTTGAAGAATATCATTAATAAGTTCTTTACTTACTGTGTTAAAAAGTGATATGTCTCGTGATCCCCCGAATAAAGCCATTATATTCTTTTTAGTGTTTCTGGTTTAATTTTAAAAGATTTTACACCTGGTACTCTTAAATCATTCATACTTCTATCAGATGTTAAAATATCTTGTTTTAATTTTTGTAAATCTTGTTTTGGATTTCCTCTTGATATAAATTTAATTGTTACTAAAGTATATTCAAAATTTTTCTTTTGAACATATTCAGGAGGAGTAATATTTCTTATAATAGTTACTTTTCTAATAGCTCTAATTTGATCTAATATTTCTGTAATATTATAATTAGCATCTGTTAGCATGTAAGCTTGTACTATATAAGTATTTAATACTTCATTTAATATATTTTTTAACTTTATCATTATCCTACGTAAATTGGGTATGGAACTTTATAAAATGTTTTTTGAGTTAATTCT